CCCTTTCTGCAAAACTTCCGGTAACGTCGCACCAAACTCTTTTGGTTTGTTTGCTAAAAGTCTTTGCATTGCCGATGACCCTGTCATTACCATAGTATCGTAATCTTCAGAAGCATTTTCACCATACATCATATTCGCTAATTGAACTACATCAATATCCATTATTTCTTTCCGCCTTTTTTTTTGCCACCTTTACACGCCATTTAATATCACCCCTTTCTATGTTTCGTTATCAACATCCATAGCTACTGTTAAATTCGGGTTCTCTAGTTTAGTCAATAACTCAATCGCTTTCGCCCGATTTTCTTCATAATCACTCACCATTGTCAATAACTTGTCTGATGCGATGTATAAAACCCGTGCTTCTTCAAACTGCGGCGATTTCGGGTTTAAATACGCAATCTGCTGTCCTATCCTAGTCTTATAATCCATAAGGTCACGTTCTAAGATATGCCACCCTTTTTGGTCAGTAAGGTTCTTAACCTCACTTGCTTCTTTAATAAACCCTTCTAAATCTTCGGTACTCTCAAACTTATGTTTGGTCTGTACTTTCAGATTGAGCGTTTTCTTCATTCTGGGCATTGTTAATCTCCATCATTACTTTTGCAATATCTATTCGTTTCTTATGCTGATTCATATCTTCGTCCATAGTTTCTTTACGTCGCATTTCACCACGTTCTAACTGCCTGCCGTATGCGTCAGGCTGTACGCCTACGCTTGATAAAACTTGTGCTTGTTCGCCATCAGTCAAATCTTTATAATCAGGTTTGATTATTAGTCCAGCCGGCGGCGGTTGTGGTTGTTGCGGCGGTTGCGGCATACTGATAAGTTCTTTCCACGCAATTTCACCGTCATCTTGTAAATACCGCTTTAAGATGTTATATATATTCGGTGGCGTAACAACACCGGTCTGCATAGTTATTTCGTTAATTAGTAACTGTACACGCATTTGCGACTTCTGTGCTTTAACATACGGATTAGTATTCATATCGTTTCCACGGCACACGACTTGGTACTGTCCTTGTATTTCATCTCTTGTTAAATGTAAGGGTATAGGTTCATCTCCGCCTGTAACTAACGCAAATACACGTTCAGGCATATACTGCTGGCACAACTCAAGGATTTGGCTGAAGATTTCCGATAATGAGTTTGTGAACATAGTCGAATCAAGTGAGAACACTTGGTTCGCACTTTGTGCTTGCATCTGTACTTCACCTAACGTCCTCGGCTGACGTTTGTTTATCATTGACTGTAACGAATAATCCACTTGCCCTAAGTATTCTTGTATTACAGTCTTTAACCCCATTTCTTCACGTTCGTACGAAAACTCGACGTTTGCATTTGAATTATCCATTAACTTTATCGAATCATCGAGTGGCTGCATACCATTCACAGGAATCCCTTGTGCAGGTGTAAACTTCACAAGTTTCGGGTTGACAGTGCCGCTTCTAAACTTGAACATTGGTGCGTTACGGATAGTTTGGTTATCAAGTTTTTGGTTATGTTGAGCATCAATTTCTTTTGATATATCTTCTAAGTGTGCAGGTATACCACGTGGCGAAAACCATCGGTCATCAACTACTTCAGTAGCAAAGCGTACAAACGGAAACTTCTGGTGGTCGTACGGACACACTTGTTTCTTTAAAATAACATTAAATTCGGGGGCGAGTATAAACTGCCATTTCTGTTGTGGCTGTCCTTTCTTAGGATTATAGTATTTGTATACTTCCCAAACCTTGACTAAATGCGACGGGTTATTGATACGGTCAATACCTTCTCTAGTATCTTTTGAAGATTCGATAGTTTTATCTCTATCCTTTGCTTCGTTAGAGTTAAAACTCGACATATCTTTTAAATCAACGATTTCGTCAACTGCGGATTTGTCGTAGACATCTTCACCAGCCCGTTCCTGCAAAAGTTCAATCGGTTCGTAATACTCGTGGCATATCCACCGAAGGTCTTGTGGGTCGTTACCGGCATCAGACGGAACAAATATCGTTGCGGGGTCGCAAACATACACCATCGGTGCGTTATACGTTTCGTCACGTAATGTAACTTCGACGTTATCTTTGCCGCTTCGGATTTTACGGACTACTTCCTGCAACGCCAATAAATTATCTTCCATCACAGTTTCGGACATATCCACGTTCAAGCGTTTAGTTAGTTCTTGTATTATCGTTTCATCAGGAACATTAGTATCGAATAACGCCATAGCGTCTTCCATACTGATTTCTTTTAATGAAAATGTTTCAGTATACGTGCGTGATTTCATGCTCCATGTTATTTTGAATACAACAAACCCTTTTTCGAGCATTTTATCGCATCCGATAATAAGTTTATCAAGTAACTTAATTTTATAATCCGCCAAATAATCTAAGAACCGTTCAATCTTATTCGCTTTCTGTAAGTTCTGGTCAGTCTGTGGTATAACCTGCATCCTCGGCTTGACGTTAGAGTATATGCCTACTAACGCCGCTTTTGTTTTACGGATATACGTTTCTATCGTCGGAAGCCGAAGGTTCGAGCATCCGGTGAATGGGAACGTCTTAGTTTTCTTGATACGAAACCTTAAACGATAAAACTTATCGTGATTCTCTGACCAAGTCAGAGTATGGTTCTTTGCTTCTTCAATCTCACCTTTTATTTCGCTGAATAATTCAGTGTCCGATTCTTTCATAATATACTAAAATCCTTTTTCTGTTGTTTGAAGACGGAAGTAAATTCCCCGACTAATTCTTTTATCCTCATTTGTGTTATCTGCGGCATTTCAAGCGGCGGATATTCGTACACATTTTCGGTAAATGGTTTATAAAATCCTTCTTTAACACATATATCATATAATTCAGTTCCCATAAACGGCGTGAAATATGTGACCGCAATTGACGGCGGATTAAGTAATTTATTAAGTTCAATGGTTTGGCGTATATCGTCCTCAGTTTCATACGGCAATCCGACCATATAATTCGCAGTGATGCGTATTTCGTTGGTACGGCACAAATCACACGCTTTTTTCATTAAATCGAAAGGTACAGACTTTTTTATTACTTGCCTGCGTATTTTCTCACTGCCGGACTCAATGCCTACTGATACGGCACAGCATTTAGCGTGACGTAACAGTTTAAGTATCTCCTCGTCCAGTAAAGTTTCAATGCTGGACTGAATAGTGAACGGTACGTTTATTCTGTTTATGTATAAATTCAAAAACTCCGTGATTGTATTTGTGCCGACACTGTTTAAAAAATCGGTATCTCCAAATGATACCATCTGAAGCCCGTATTCATTTATTTTTTTCTCTATCTCATCAATACATCTCGCCGGAGTTTTAGTTCTGTGGTATTGCCCTAACCCATCCGCCATATGTCTAAGTTTAGGTGCAACACAAAATGTGCATGATTTATAACATCCCCTTGAAAACTCGAATGCTCCTGCACGATAAACTTTTCCCATAAACGGTTTAAGTAAATGTCGAGTATCAAAATCAGTCCAATCTTGGTCGGGGACGTTATCCATGTTGATTAACGGGCGGAACTTATTCGCCATTTCTTTCGCCCAAATATTTTCCGTTAACGGCGTTTTATTATTCAATAAATCTATAAGTGCAAGTTCGCCTTCACCGACGCATATATAATCTATCCAATCTTGGTCAATCATGTAATCCGGTGCGATACTTGGCATTATTCCGCCTGCAAGGACAGGCACGTCTATATCCTCAAGCAAATTTTTGGCGGTACTGAAATTGCGTTCTACTATAGATGTACATATAATATCCGGTTTATATTCTGCAATAACATTCTTAAGTTCGTTCTTAATATTTACGTACTTAACTTTGCCGACAAGTTCGTTTAAGTTTGTTGGTAAGTGCGTACCCATACGTTCCATTAATTCATTATCAGTCCTGAAGTCGGACATAAACGTCGTATCGAATAGTTTGACGTAATGTCCGGCGTTTCGGATTGCACTAATCAAAATTGAAATCGCTAACGGAATGCGAAGCTCCGTGTTAAGGTTCGGGTACACAAAAAGTATTTTCACAACCTTTTTTGTCCTTACGTTATCAAGTATCTGATAGAGCTTCTTATCATGCGCTACTGTAAAGTCGTTGCGCAGCGCTCTCTCCGTCTTGAT